TTTGTAATTTTTGTGCTTGTCTATAAGCCTTGATACCAGTAAAAACACTGATAACTAGAAGAACGACTTGTATTATTTGCAGGGGATTCATTAACTACCCCACCTAATGTCTGATTTAGTTATGTGAGCAAATTCCATTCCTTTATCACCAGAATAAACATTTTGCTGTGATTCATCAGTAAAGTGCCTTCCCTTAGTTAGATTCCAGTTGTTCCAATGATTCGCAACAATAAGATCTAATGAGGATTCATTTTTGCTTTCAGTGATTTCTGCTTTTTGTATGTTTCCAGAAAAATAAGTAAATGCATCAACAAAAGAATCATTTGAATCAAAGAATGCTAAGTAAATGTTTACGCTATTATCAATATAGTTTTCAGCTTCAATAATTGTTCTAAAAGTTGAAGTAATGTTGCTTAATCTTATAGTTGCTTCATCAACTTTAAGCTCACCAGTTTCAGGCGTAGTTCCAATCGTAACTAACTCTCCTGATGCGGTATAAGAATTAGAATTATAAGTTACATCAAAAGCATGGTCTGTGATTCTATAGATTGTGGATAAATTTAACTCAAGCAGAAAAGCAATATTGTTATTGTCTTGTTGTAATTGAGTTATTAATCCTGATGATAATGATCTAGACATTAGGTTATCACTTCTCTTAAATTAAAACTTATATCATAAAATCCTGAAGCATCTGTTGAAAATAAAACATCGCCATCTAAATAGACGGTGAAATTTGGTTGATCTACATCTACCGCTTCTGTATCAGATAAAGTTTCAACAAGAGAAGGCGATATTAATACAGTGCCATTTCCGCTTCCGTCTGAGTTTAAATCAGACTGCACCATATAAACTTTTGAATGACCATTGAATTTGATTAGATCTCCTGCTTTTAAGACATCACTAGTGGATGTGTCGAACCCAGATAAATTGATTGTTGAATCTCCAACACTATGAGAGCCATCAACGGTTATGTCTGTTTGACCCCTGTTAACACCTCTATTGATTGTTGGATATTCATAAGAGAAAGTTTCAAAAGCATTTTTTTGTTTTTGTAAAAAAGCAAACACATCCATTGCATCATCTTTGTTTAAAGGTGGAAGGCTTATCGATAAGGTAAAATATTGTGACCCATAAGCTCTGACAACTCTTCTTCCAGAAGAAGCATGATTCAAAAGCGTTGGTCTATTGTCCTGTAATTGTAATGCTCTTGGTTTTATATCTGTTGGGAAAGTTCCACTCATTTACATTATCCCCATTTTTCCTCTTGAGTTAAATGCTTGATTTACCATTGTTGTAATCATGCCCTTTCTTGATTTGAGTAATTCATCAAATCCTTTTGCATCTACTGTTGATATATTGAATGTAACATTAGCTTGAGTAGTTCCGTTTATTCCTTGTTGTTTAGTATGATCAATAACTGTTTCATTAGGATGCAATATTGCAGGGAATCCACCCTTGCCATCCAAGCCGCCTGCTCTTGCACCATAACCAGTGAACCCACCGCCATCTAAACTTAACATTCTATCTATATCTGCATTAATTCCATCTGGTATTCCTATAATTGATGATTTTATTGAAGACACTAACTGTTCAATAATAAACACTTTGATTAATTCATTTATAACCGCTTGTGCAACACTCATCGCAAGGTCTTTAAAATTTAAAAATTCTTTTTTTGTAAAATCAAAAAATGATTCAAATGCTGATGTAAGTTTCCCTTCTACAGTATTTGCAAATAATTCAACAGTTGGAATAGATGTTTCTAATGAGTTCTTAATACTGTCTTGAGCATTTGAATTTTCATTCAAAATGATGGTGTTATCTGCAACAAATCTATTATATTTTTCTTGTTTATCTGTTGCTTCTGTTAATTTAGCATTAACTTCTGCATATTTTTTCTCTAGTCTTTCTAACTGTAAAGCACTATTTAAATATCTTTCATCAGTTTCTTTAAATTCTTGCCCTAATCTATCTACTACTGGTCTTAAATCTTCAATTTTTTCTGTTAGAGAAGCAAGCTCATGTTCTAACTGAATTATAGTTTTAGATCTTGTATGCATTCCTATCGCTTCTAATAAATCCAAAAATGCATTCGCAGTTCCTATAACCACTCCTTGCAATGGAAGAAGAGTAGCTCTCTTTAATTGATTCATCGTGTCGTTAAATCTTTCAGCATCTCTAATAGATTTTTCTGGTATAACTCCTGTTGCTGACTCTGCTAACTCTTTCATAGCTTCAGCACCACTAGCTCCCATCACAGCAAGTTTTACACCTGCTCTACCCATGAGATCAGCTAAGATAGCATTTTTCTCAAATTGACTTCCTACGCCATCAAGGGCTTCAAATAAATCAACAAATACTTCTTCTGCACCTCTTACTGAACCATCAGCATTTTTAACTTGTACACCTAATTTTTCTAAAGTTCTGCCTGCTTCAGACGTTCTAAGCTGTGCCTGACCAACCATTTTGGTAAAGTTCTGCATACCTTTGTTAAACTCTTCTTGAGTTAAACCAGATTGCTCTGCAGCAAATTGATATTTTTGTAAGAAGTCAGTTGATACACCAATAGAATCAGCAACCTTTCCAATGGTGTCTGCTAATTGCAAGGTTTCTCTTGCAAAATTGGTTATTACGCTTGCGGAAAATGCAACAGCTAAAGCACCTTTAATTTTATTAAGATTTTTATTAACAGCACCAAATGCACCCTTAGTGCGATCTTCTGCTGTTATTCTTAATTTGTAATTACTTGCCATTTGTTAACTGCTTATTTTTTTCCTGTATATATGCAATCCATCCGTTAAATTCAGATAAGGTCATTTTTTCTTCTAGCTCTTCAACTGTACAGCTTAACAGCTCTGCAAGATAGTATTTAGCAAATAATTCCTTATCTGTAGCTACTTTTTTTCTTGCTCTTCCAGAGTTGTGCTAGTCATGATATCTCCTGCTACTCTAGCTAAAACATCCTTATCCACATGATGCATTAAGTCATGTTTATCACCTAAATCAAATATTTTTTCCATATTCTCATCAAGTGCTTTTTGTATTATGCAATGAGCCATCAACTCCACATCGTTGTTTTGTGCAAATTTTTGCAACCTAGACATCTCAGCTAAAGTTAATGGCTTTGCATAAATAATTAATGGTTGACCTTCGTCACCCCATTCTGGTACTTCAATCTTCTTGATTCCTAAAGAATCAAAATGTCTTTTAGCGTTTTCTATTGCTTTCATCTTATGAAACAGTGCTTTCGCTTAATGCACCTGACCCCTGCACCGATATGCTTGCTTCCACAAGTCCATCGAATGAAGCTGATCTTGTAACGCCTGTGACAATAGCTGTACCAGTATAATAAGTGTCACCAGATGTCTCTCCTTCAGGATAAACATTCAATGTAACCTCTGAACCGATGCTTAATGCACCCTGTCCGTTGGTATCGGTTTCATCCCAGAACACATCCATACTTCCTGTAAAAGAAGTTAATGATGGCTTGTAAGTTCTAGCAGAATCACCCATTGAAGTATCTTCAAGAGTATCAGCAGTCTCATCTATAGAATAAGATCTAATCTCAGCTACAGAGTTAGCTCCAACCTTGATAACACCTTCACTACCTTTATGTGTCGCCATTTTCAATTACCTCGTCTTTCGACTTTTTAGAAGAAGATTTAATTTTTGTTTGGATTGCTTCTTCTTTCCAACCCTTATTCTTTAGACCTTCAACCTTAGAAGGATGAGCATCTATAGAAACTTTTCCATTTGGACTAATCATTTTCATGTTTGTCTCCTAAACTGCTGTTTCAACATCTTGTTCTTGAGTATGATACTGAACCAAGAATGTCATATTTACGTAACCTAAAGGCTTTTCGCCTTCTCCGTTAAAATTAATTTCAGTAGAATTGATGAATACATCTTTTGCAATACCACCTAATGTTACGTCTGCCGATATTGCTTCTTCTACCTCTTTGCATATTGTATCAATAGTATCGTCAAAGTTGGTAGTAGCTTTTGCATAGCCTTCTACTGCAACTTCTAGCTCTCTCATTAATACTCTGTTTGTTCCTATAACCATAGGTTCTGAGCTTTCTGACTTTGTATAAATCACTAAAGCAGGTAATGTTTCAAGAGGATAAACCCTTGATTCAGTTACGTTAGAACCTGTGGTTGCTAAACCAGTTAATGTAGTTCCAAAGTATTCTCTGATCTGTTGTCTTACATGAGACATTTATACTTCCTCTAGCTCCATAGCTGTAAAACCTGTTCTGTCTGTTTGCACATTTACTATCGTATAAGTTTGTGCTGCTTTTAATACGTTTCCTTCTATATCAGTAACAGCACTTGCTGCTAATGTATCTCCGTAAGATGCATTAGGTGCATCTACGGTTCTGCAATAGGCAATAGGTTTTAATGCTTCCACTCCTATGCCTTCTTCTTGTTCTACGTATTCATTATTTAAAATAATGTTAATAGTAGAATCTATATCGTTTCTTGTATAAGTTGCAGTGATTGCATGACCATAATTGATATCAAGATAAGCACTCATATCTGCTTCTGTCTCTAATCTAAACTGAGACATTATTGTTCCTCAAGCACAAGTGAAACCATGCCTGTGTTATCTGGCTCGACAACTCTGACTCTGAATTCTGTTTGTGCTTTTAAGACATTACCTTGATCTGTGGTAATTGCATCAACAACAATTTTGTCGTTTTGTGAAACATTAGGTGCATCAGAATATTTAATGATTGCTCTAGGTTGATGACCTGCAACATTAACCGATTCACCTTGTATGCTGAAATATTCTTGGTCAATGATAAGTTTGATTAGAACAGATAACCCATCATCTATAAAACCAAGAGTATCTATTAAGGGGAAATCATCCCATAAAGCACCAGTCTCGAAAAATGTTGCAGTTACTCCGTGTCCTGTTGTGGTATCAAGATAAGAAGTAAAATCTGCAGCACTTTCGATAGGTGGCATTATTTTTTAGCTCTTTTCTTAGGAGCTTCCTCTGAGCTTTCTAAACCCACGCTTCTATTTTCTTTTTTTGGTTTAGCTTTTTCAATGTGTGGAGCAGCTTTGCCATAAGCACATAGCTCATAACCTACGTCTTCAGGAAGTTCAACCACGTCCCCTGCTCTGACTCTTTCGCCTTTCGCCACTGTATCTTGTGTAATTAAAAATTTTTTCATATTTAAGATGGGGGGATTACTCCCCCCATTCCAAGTAAGCATTAACTATTATGCACCGTCATTAGATACACAGAAGCTAACAGCATGTCTAACTGCTACATCAACTGTTTGAAGAGCAACGATTCTGATAGAACCAGTGTTAGATAGGCTGTAAGGGTCAACTGTGATATCAAGAGAACCATACATACCAATTAATAGATCACCAAAGTTACCAAAGTAGAAATCACCTGAAGTAACTTGATTTGATCTAACTACGTTGTAGCCATTCATTCTGCCATCTGGCTCAACTACAAATTGACCACTACCTGAATCTTTAGAAGTAGTTTTCAATGTGCCGTAGTCAGCAGGCTTACAAATGTAAGACAAGTTGCCTAGTAAAGCATTGTCTGCTGCAACTGCAGATTCCATTCCAACGATCTCAGCGAAAGTTGGATTAGCTGCTGAAAATGTAGTTGTGTTAACACCAGAAGTGTTTTTGACACCTGTAGGTTGTCCTGAAGAACCAGAACCTGCTAATGCACCCAAGTCAATAGCGATAGCAATTGATTGAGTAAGATCATCTCTGATTAAGTTCTCGATGTCTAGTGAGCTTTGTTGTAAAAGCAATCTAGTAACATCTGTGTAAGCACCAATCACTTTAGGTGACATGGTTACGCTTCCAGATGTGAACTCTGATTCAGAAGCAGCGTTTCCTTCAGTAGCAATCCAACCACCGCTAGAAGCAGCAGTTTTCTTAGGTATAACTACAGAGCCTTGAAGACCACGTAACATAGTTGCACCTGCAGCCATAACTGAAGATTGGTTTCTTAGAACGTCAATGAAATCTCCACCTTTGAAATCCTGAGGGATTAAGGTTGAATCATCAGAAGAGTTAATGTCTCTCTGACCCCATTGAGCTAGAACGTCTGCAGGAAGCATGATGCCTTGTGCAGTTGTTCCATTTTGTCTAGCAGCTTCTTCTGAACATTCGAATTCAAATGCTGCATCTGCTTGAGCTTTTCTGTCAGTTGGATTAGCTAAAGCTCTAAGAGCTTTTACTACGCTAAATCTTTTGACTTCTTTAGCTGTCATACCTATATCTGATGGTGTTTCTAATGGTTTGTCATTAGCGATATTCTCTAAGAGGACACCTCTAAATTCTTCCACAGAAATACCTTCAGAAATTGCTTTATCAGCTAGATCTCTTTTGTTGTGTCTAACAGCTAGATCAATGATCTCTTTAGAGTTTCTTTTGAACTCAGCTTTAGCTTCTTCAACAGTTTTAGATCTAACCTCGTCAAGATTAATATCTTGTTTAATTTCTTTTTCCATTTTTATTTCCTGTTTGAAATTAAGGTTAGTTTCAGAACGACCAACTCCGACAGCTTTTGACTGATCTGCAGGTACTGCAACTGAACTTACCTCTAAAGGTGTCCAGTTAGCTCTGTAGTAGTCTCCTTTGTCATCGCTGACACGTTCCATTTTATTTATTTTGTATCCAACGGATATATTCATGCGAATTCCGTCTTTTACATCTTCAAACACTTCTCGAGCAAGAGCAGATTTTCCAAATCTTACTACTGCAATTGTCCTCTTAGCAGTCTCGTCTAGTTTGAACTCTTCGATAACACCAATTTGCTTGGTCATATCATGATCTAATAGAAAAGGAGCAGTTCCGCTTGACATAAATTCCATGTCAATATCTTCTGCTCTGTGTCCTAAGACTTCTCTTCCAAAACTTCTATCTACTGGTGATTCAGAAGATACACCAACTCTGACCCTACGATTTTTTTCATCAATATGATCAGCTCTGGAAAGATCAATAGTTCTGTATCTCATAAG